CAAGTGGTCTTCCGAAGAAGTTGTTATACCTTATCTATACGAAGTAGATAGGAAGTATCACCGATACTTTATGGACTTAAAACTTTCGACTAAACAGGGTAAGACGTTCCTTGTGGAGATAAAACCTGATGGACAGACAAGACCACCCAAAGGTGCAAGAAGGACAAAGAGATATCTTACCGAGAGTTTGACTTATATTAAGAACGTGAACAAATGGGAAGCGGCAGAAGAATATGCCAAGGACAGGGGTTGGGAGTTTGTGATATGGACTGAGAAGAACGAACCCCTGAAGTCTATTATACCCAAGTCAACTAAACCATTAAAACCAATAAAACCTTACAAACGTCGTAAAAAATAGTATAAATAGACTATATGAGTAACTTGTTCGACACACTATCAAGAGAAGCATTCCGCGCGGGTGTGAACCCTCGTACCGATGAATCACGAAAGTGGTTTCGTCAACGTGCAAAGGAATTGCGTGGTATAGATAGAAAAGATTTAATGCAAGAGTTACCCGCAGGAGGAAGTGTTGTTGGAAGCATGATAATGTTCTTCTATGACCCAAAGACAAAAGATACACTACCTTACTATGATACTTTCCCTTTGGTTGTTGTGGTTGGTCCTGCTCCAGGTGGTTTCTATGGATTAAATCTTCACTATCTACCTCCTATGTTACGTGCGAAAATGTTAGATGGATTGATGGATATTGCTTCGAGTAAGAAGTCTCCTAACGCAAAGTTTGACATCTCATATAAGACATTAAAGGGCATATCAAAATTAAGATACTATAAACCTTGTTTCAAACATTATCTAGGTGGTTATCTTAAAAGTGGTATATCTATGGTTCCTGCGCCTGAATGGGAAATCGCAACGTTTCTCCCTGTCGCGCAGTTTAAGAAAATTCCAAACCCTCTTGAAGCATATGCAGATTCAAGAGCAATGATATTGTAGGTTAAAAAATGGCAACAGGTATAGACGATTTCCTTTCGATAGTTTCAAATGGCGGTGGTATTGCGATGAGCAATATGTATAGGGTAAAATTACCTTCACTAAGAAGAGGTGAGATAGTACAAAATCTGAATATATTATGTAGTAAAGTCGATTTACCACTAAGACAAATCACAACAATTGATTCACGTTCTGGTGTGGATGTTGAAAAGGTTGCTTATGGTTATGCGGTTGCAGATGTTGCGATGTCATTTTATTTACTAAATGACTATGCCGCTAAAGATTATTTTGATACGTGGCAAAGCATATGCTTGAATCAAGAAACATTAGAGTCGGGATATCCTGACGAGTATTGTAAAACAGTAGTTATAGAACAGTTAAAAAAGGGTGTTGGTTTTCCTGTCGCAAAGAAAAAACTATTCGATGCAGGAAAAATACCATCCCCCATAAGAAGTAGACTTCCAAGACTAGGACCACTTGACTTTGCTCAAGGAGAATTTGACCTCAATCTTATTAGAGAAGAAGATGTGGTATATACCTGTACTTTAGAACGCGCGTTTCCGACTTCAATAAGCGCTATACCATTGAGTGCCGCAGGGGGAGGACTACTCGAAGTCAATGTTCAATTATCCTTTAAAAATTGGAAGGGCGAAAGTTCTTACAAAGATACAGCGTTCGGAGATGCAGTTACTGGAGGATTACTCCAAGTTGCACGAGGACTATTTTAATTTCATTATAAATAAGTTATATTATAAACATACGGAGAATAAATAATATTATGGCACTACCTAAGTTAAATCAAGCAATCAGATATGATATAGTGATACCATCACTAAAAAGAAAAGTAACATTTAGACCTTACTTTGTAAAAGAAGAAAAGATACTACTTCAGGCGTTTGAGTCTAAAGATGAAAAACTTTCTATGAGAACAATGATAGATACCATCGTTGCATGTGTCTATGAAACAGTAAATCCAAATACATTAACAACATATGATGTTGAGTATTTGTTCACTCAAATAAGAGCAAGGTCTGTAGGAGAAACTTCTGAACTTACATCTAAATGTCAAAAAGAAGGATGTGAAAGCGACTTAGAGATAATAGTTGATTTGACTTCTCTTGAAGTGACGCAAGAAAAAGAAGTAAGTAATATAATTCAAATGAATGATGATGTGACTATAGAATTAAGATATCCAACATATTTGTCTTTTGTTAAAAATTATAATGATGATATCACTACATCTGACTTCGGTATGAGTATGGTTTCAGATTGTATATTGTCTATTAATACACCAGAAGAAAGAATAACAGAATGGTCTGAATCTGAAATAAATGACTTTGTAGATTCTATGACATCACAACAATTTAAATCTGTGTCGGATTTTATTGACACTGTACCTACTATGAAAAAAGAAATAGAATCTACATGTAATTCTTGTGGACATATTAATAAAATAACATTGGAGGGTCTCTCAGATTTTTTTTAGTATGCCTCTCACATGATAGTTTGGTGAACCATTTTAAAACAAACTTCGCGTTGATGCAACATTTTAATTATTCTCTATCGGATATAAACCATATGGTACCTTGGGAAAGAGAAGTATATTTAACTTTGTTGCAAAATTATCTTGAAGAACAATCTGAAAAGAATAAATAATTCTTAGAGAAATAAGGAAAAGAAATGGTAGAAAATTCAAAATCTTACGATGCGGGTAGACAATTAGGTCAACTTTTGCGTAGAGGTAAGGAATCAAGCGATAAGACTATTGCGGCAACAAAGAATGTTAGAGATGCCATCGCTAAACAATCTTCGGTCTTGACAGAATTCGTGAAAGAGGTTCGTGACACAGCAAGAAATGATGCTGGAGATAAAGCAGAGGAACTAGCACTTAGAAAAAAAGAGGCAAAGAAGTCAGAAAACGAGAAAAACTCAGAAGGTGGTAGGTTCGGCAAACTTATCAATTACTTTAAGAAAGATGCAAAAGAGTCAAGAACGGAGTTTGGAAAAAGACTATTTGGTTTCTTCGCTAAGATTGCTTTAGTTGGTACCGCAGTAGTACTCTTCATTAAAAATTGGAATAACGCAATAAAACCTTTTTTTAAAGGGTTTTATAACAGACTTAAAGAAAAATTAACTCCAGTATTTGACGGAATTAAAGAACAACTTAAAGTGCATTATGAAACATTTGATAAAAGATTTGAAAAAAAGTTTGGTACAAGTTTTTCTGAGACACTCTTGAAGATTGAAGAAAATCTGTCAGAATTCACAAAATTTACTAAAAAAATATACAATCAACTTTTTGGTTCTAACGAAGAAACGAGTAACTCAGATTTAGTAAATCCACAAAATAAAAAAAAGAAACCGTTAACTGCTGAAGAATTAGGAATTACAGACCCAGCAGCTGTGGCACGTTTCAACGAAAAGGTAGGGGATAGAACTAAGTCAGAAGAAAGACTAAGAAAAAAAGAGATTGCGGCTGATGCCGCAGCTCGAAGCAGAATTTTTTTTAATACGTTAAGACTTTCTCAGAAAGATAGTTTTCTTAATAATCATAAATCCATCAAAAAAGCACTTGAAAAAGACCAAGTATATTTAGGACAAGTAGACCGTATCACACAATCTAGAAGAAAGTTTATAAAAGAATTTGTTGATGATGAGGAATTAAGAGACACAATTGAAGCATTGAAAGCTTCAGGGGTAAGTGACAAATCAACACCTGGTATGGAGTTCATGGGGTCAGGTATAGATAAAGAGTTGAGCAGAAGAAAAGCAAACTTTTCTTTTTTGGGCCAAGTAGAGCAAAGCTCAAGGGAACTAGGAAGAACATTAATGATGGTCGTTGATATGTTTAATGCTGTTTTACCATATTCTGAGAAGATTACTGGGACGCCCAATCCTGTTTTCGACACGGCAAGATATAAAGAGTTTAAAGGTTATTACAATGAAGACGGCACTAAAGTTCGTTTTTTTGGTGGAACTATGCCTAGAATAATACCAAAAACCACTCTTGGATTAGAGGCATATCTAGATAATGAAAGAGGGATACCATCACTAGGAGAACGGAGGGCCCTAAAAGGTCACGTAGACCTTTTTAGAATAGAACAGGAAACAATAGGGCAGATTGAACGTCTCCACGATATCCTAAAACCATCCAATGGCCAAGCTACTGATGGTGGAGGTACTAGTTATGTCAGAAACTCAGAAGAGAACTTCAACAGTGTTACAGTGCTTACGTCAGATGTTAGTTCTACAGACCCAGACTACTAAGACCAATAAAAAAAGGGAGACCCGAAAGTCTCCCCTTAGTCCTAATCCTCTGCCGCGAGTTTCGCGAAGTAGGATAATGTATCATCATCTCCCTCAGATGCCAT